GCATTATCAATTCTGGAGAAATTACACGTCCCTGAAGGTTGATGTTCTTCTGGTCTCAAAGCAAATGAGTACACATTAATTCCCTCATCAGGGTTTCTGGTGTGGGATTGGTAAGGTTGAACCCATGAGAAGTAAGATCCTTCACGCTCAGAGAAACGATCCTGTCCATTTAGTTGTAACTTGGCTGTAACAACAGGGTTCAATCCCCAACAATGCATATCCAAAGAGGTTTCAGTAAGAACGAAAGTACCAGCATCAGAAACTCCAGAGTTTGCATTGTGATTACCAGTATCGATAGTACTAACTAGTGTACTACTGTTGTAGATAGGATTAACATTTGCTGGTCCACCGAAATTTGGTTCATTGTAAGGATTGGAAACACCATGCCAGTATCCAGTAAAGTTTTGAGGAATGTATTCATCCAAAGCACCTGCATCATTGAAAAGTCCAGCAGCATCAATGTAAGCTCTACTGTCAGCAGCAACTTCTTTTGGTCCACCGAAAGCATGGATAGCATTAGGAAGAGCATCAATAGCATCAGTGTAGTTAAATGGTTGAGCACCAAGAACTTTGAATAGAAGAGCATCACAAACAAGGGATGAACAATAATCAACGTTTTGATCAGGTTGAACAACCCAAACCAATTCCTTAACAGGGTGATTGAAATTCAACTTGATTTTGTTACTGGATGAACCAACAGATTCATCTCCAGTGAATTGTAGCTGAGTAATCAAGTATTCGTGAGGATTTTGTGCCATTCTACGACGTTCATCAGTATCCAAGAAAACATAATCAACGTATAGAGAAGCAGCAACTAGAGATTGATTGTAGGCAATCACAGCTGGGACTGGGCGACCAGTGGTATATTGAGTACCTTTGGCATTTGGACCACTAGTGTTGCAACTTAGAGTGGTAACAGCCCATAGACACTCATCAATAGGACGAATATCTAGATTGATTTTAACTTCGTGATACTGCACATCACGATTTACCCCACCTTTCGGTGTATTTTTTGTTATAGGGATTAGACTATATCTTAAGCTATCATAGAAGTTAATTAGACTTCTCAAACCCAAAACCATTTAGTCGTTGAACCTTCCTCATATCCTAATTATATCGGACTTAGAGGCTTGGCTGCGGATTATCCATTGTATTATCTGGGGGATTTTTACCATATCTGAGTTTACTTCTCAGCCATGATAAACTTTCATTTATCATTTGGTACCCCATAAAATTTTTATATTTTGAATTAAAACGATGAATAGATATAATATTATTTAAATAATAATGTAAAAGTATTTTATTTGATTTAGATCTATTTTCGTAACAAGTAAGTGGTTGTAATTGCTCTATATAGTTTTCAAAATATTTAATTTTATTTTTACAGCTTTAGGAACTTCCCGCAATTTGGTCTTGTTGCCTCATGATAATTAATAACAAGAGACTAGTAACTGGGGATGATTAAAATAATCATTCTGAGCCCCAAACAAATTTTCCCTAAAATAGGTCTCAGATATTTTAGGTTGGTTACTTTTCTGCCCTGCAGGTTTTAAGGCGATCAAAGGAAGAGCCAATCCAGGATTGGTACAGAACCAAAACTGAAGAGGAATGTAAAGAGTAGTTTCAGGAAGAGCATTACGAGGAGCACAAACTTGACGAGGAGCCAAGGAGTCACAAGGACCATCGACTTCAGAAAAGGAAGGATCAGTAATGAAAGTTAATTGAGTAGTATTTCCGATCATCTTCCAGTAACCTCTTTGTTGCTCAGCAGTCATGGTAAGTTGGTTCCAAATGTGCATCCAATCACCATATTGTCTGTCAATTCTTTGACCTCCAATTTCAACTTCAACTTGAGCAATAAGTTGTTCTCCAGGATAGTCTAGCCATCTAGCATAAACTCCGTTTCCGAAACCTTCAACGTAGGATCCAACACCCATAAGTTGATTGATTTCAGGAAGAGTGACTTGCAAGTAAGTACGAGATGCAAGATCACCATTTCTACTGATAGTACATTGAACTCTTCGTCCAAAATCAGCTTGGCCATTGAATGTTTGTTCAATTGATTCAATAGCAAAGTTAGTATAACGTCTGTAGGTAACTTTCCAAAAAGTAATTTGCGGATTACCGGTAAGGTACACATCTTGAGCTCCATAAGCGACTAGTTGCATTAAACCACCTCCCATTTTTATATTATTGCTAAAGAAAAAAAAATTTTGAAATTTAATTTAAATTGAATTTAATTTAAATTAAATCATTTATTTATTTTCACATCATAATAATTTACTTGGATCAAGATTGCTTTTCATAAATCGCTCCAAATAGCTGTCTAATAAAATTTCTTTTTTACCTTCATGTTTTTTTTCAAAGATAAAACTATCATTTTTTTTCTTTATTGTCCAACCTTCTTCTAGAGCATTATAAATAAGCAACATTTTTTTAAATTTTATATAATCTATTTTTATATTATTACTATTTTCTAAACTATTATTTATTTTTATTTCAACATTATCCATTCTAATTTTTTTTTAGAAAATTAAAATAGTTTTTTTCTTTATAGTTTCATAAAATAATATATTTGTATTTATTAGCAATTAAATAAATTAGTATATTTATAAATATGCCTTCTTTTAAACCAAAAAATATAAAAAAAATTAAAGTATCCAAAAAAAATTTAGTTACACTTGATAATAAACATAAAGAATTTTTAAATGAATTTGCAGTAGATGAAAGAGATAATATTCCAAGTATGAGAGAAGAAAAAAGTATTTTAAAGAGTAAGTTGGAAAATGAAAAAGATACATTGACTATAGAGCAAAAAATGGATATTACAGATAGAATTACTGAAATCAAGGAAAATATAAAATCAATAAAAAATAAGAAAAAAGAATATTTTCTTGATAATTCGAAATATATATTTGATTATTTTGAAAATAAAAAAAATATTTCAAATGGTTCTTCTTCGAATTGTTTAAATAGTAAAAATAAATTTATTGAAGAATTTTTTAAAATAAACAATACAAATCGTAATGAAGTTAACAATAATCATAATATAGTACAAAAATATTTGACTAATATCGATGATACTTATTTAGATGTAAATGAATTTGTATCACAAAATAATATTTGTCAGTACTGTCTAAAAGGAGAATTAATTCCAATTGAAGATGAAGGATTATTAGTTTGTAATCTTTGTTCAAGAAATATTCCTTATTTAATTGAAAATGAAAAACCGTCTTATAAAGAACCGCCAAAAGAAGTATGTTTTTATGCCTATAAAAGAATTAATCACTTTAAAGAAATATTGGCTCAATTCCAAGGAAAAGAAACTACTCAAATTCCTACAGAAGTAATTGAAAACATAAAGTTACAAATAAAAAAAGAGAGAATTGAATTATCTCAAATTAATAATATTAAAACCAAAGAAGTTTTAAAAAAACTAGGATATAATAAATATTATGAACATATTCCATTCATTAAAGATAAACTAGGCATTAAACCACCCATCATGTCTCAGGAATTAGAAGAAACACTATGTAATTTATTTATTGAGTTACAATCTCCGTATTCAAAATTTTGTCCGGACGATCGTGTCAATTTTTTAAATTATTATTATACAGCTTATAAGTTATGTGAACTACTTGGTGAAACTCAGTACTTGGAAAATTTTCCCATGTTGAAAGATAGAGAGAAACGTATTGAACAAGATGCCATTTGGAAAAAAATATGTTTTGAGCTTAATTGGGAATTTATACAGACTATATAAAATTTATAAAATAAATAATTGGCGTTTGAAATGTGCAAAGGTATAAATAATATACTGGATAAAAAGTATCTATTATATTATTTTATAATTTAAAATCCACCTGGGAATTTCACCAAATTTGCACCTATACCAAATCCAGCTCCAGAACGTGCTGTGGCACCCATACTTGGGATATATGTGTCTAAAATACTAAAGGTAGCAGCAGCAGTTAAAGCAATTAGACAAATCTCTTCAATATTCAAAGAGCGTTTTGGTATAGCATAAGCGGCAATAGCAACCATTAAACCTTCAACTAAATACTTAATTATTCGATTGACAAGTTCACCAACATTAATTATTCCAGCCATTATATTAAATATTAAGAAAAAAATATATATTTTATAAAAAAACTTAAAACAATAGTAGAATATTGTCTAAATGAGTTGTTCTAAAGAAACTACAAGTATCGGTTATGAAAAAAAAATGACTAGTGATGGAAAACCAAATTTAAAGTATGTTGATTTACTTGAAGAAGACAAGGCTATTGCTGGACAAAAATTTGTTTGTATTTCTTTTGTTTCACCAGAGAAAATTCTTAAACAAAAAGAAATATTTTTTTTCGAAGAGTTCCTAAAGAAATGGGATTTGAATAAATCTATGGAAAAATTTGTTCAATTTCTTAATTTCTTATCCTATAAATATAAATTTAATTTTGATGATATATTTACAGATTTTAAAGAATTTTGTAAAGAAGAAAATGAATTAATTTCTAAATCATCTATGAGTGATGACTATAAAACATTTATTGACAAGAATGAAGATGAATTAGAGAAAAATTTTGGTATTCTTCATAATTTTCAAACTAGTGGTAGAGGTATCAAGGTTAGAGGGGTTTATCCAACTATGGAAGAAGCTGAATTAAGATGTAAGATGTTAAGAGAAGTAGATCCACATCATGATGTTTTTGTTGGACCAGTAGGATTATGGATGCCTTGGGATCCTGAGGCTTATAAAACTGGAAAAGTTGAGTATTTAGAAGAGGAGCTAAATCAATTGATGCATGAAAAAGTAAAAAATGAAGTAAATGCAAAAAATGCATTTGATCAACGTATTAAAGAGACAAAGCAAAAGGCAATTGAAGAAAATATTAAAAATGCAGAAAGATCTGGAAATACTTTGACACAAACCATTGATGAAAATGGAAATCTTGTTGGAATAAATAATATTAATACGCAAGAAGCAAACTTGAAAGAAAATAATGCGATTTCAGTCTCTGATATTCGCAATGAATTATTCGAAGGAGAAAATATTGTGGTCGGAAAATCGGATTATGGACAAAGTGAATTAATTAGTGGACCTTTTGCAACCAAAAAGACAAAGTAATAATCTGATTTTGATAATAATTTAGTTTAAATAACATGTCTTGTCTCTTTTTTTATTTATTCCATATTATCTATAAATCATCTCCTTTTTCCAAACATTTTTTGGAATAATATTATTTATATTATTCCAGAAATCTTCTAATTTAATCATAACTATTGGTATACCTTACCATTTAGTTGTTTTTTTTACACTAATTTTTTGTCCAGATCCTCTTTTTTTTGCATTACCTGGATCATATTTTTCATCTTCATCATCTGAATTCATTCCTTTAGATAATT